AATTCAAAATGTAACAAAAGCTGGGAAAGTACCATGTGACATATGTAATGATGGTTTTAGTTATCCGAATAAATTCATGGCAAATTTATTATCACAATTAAATATTACTTATGAAAAAGAGTATTCTCCAGATTGGATATCTCCTAAGAAATATGATTTCTATTTTCAAATTAATAACAAAAATTATATTGTAGAAATGGATGGTGGATTAGGTCATGGTAATTCATTTGGAAAACCATTCCAAAAAGATTTAGATGACGGTATAACAATAGATAAATACAAAGATAAAATGGCAAAAAATCATGGTATATCAGTAATTCGTATTGATTGTAATTATACATCTAAACGTTTTGAGTATATAACTAATTCAATACTTAATTCTTATTTGGCAGAATTATTCGATTTAAATGCTATTGATTTTAAAAAATGTGATTTAGCATCAAATGATAATATCTTTAGGGCAGTTTTAACCGACTTACAAAATGGAATATATGATACCAAAGTTCTATCAAGAAAACACAAGCTCGGTGAATCAACAATACGTAATTACATTAATACTGCAATAGAAAGTAATATTATATCACAAAAGGCTGTAAATCAGTATCGTTTTGAATCACGAAAAAAGAAAATCAGTGATAGCAAAAATCAAAAGGTTTTATGTATAGAAACAAATGAAATATTTGACTCATATAAAGATGCAAACAAAAAATATCGTGCTGCTTTGAGTCAATATTTTAATAAAAATGGAAAATCATCTGGAAAATTATCAGATGGAACAAAATTAACATGGAAAAAGTTAAACGAAGACATTGCATAATGCAGTGTCTTTTTTATTGTAAAAAAATTTTAATTAAGGAGGATTTTTAATTATGGCTA